CGTACCCAATAAGTATATAACTGCTTATGTCTTATTGTTTTAGTTGATACCATTTGAAACTGCCATAATCAAACATTAAATCAGTATTTGGGCGTATTTTTGGGCGTGTGCATTTTACCCATTATTATCAGTTTTCCCGAAGTTGTCAAACCGTGCCATATTTTCGGCTTTTGCCGCATCTACTATTTTAATATAAGGCTTCATAGCTTTATAGTCGCTGTGTCCCGTCCATTCCATTATAACCGAAGCAGGAATACCAAGGCGAAGCGCATTAACTATAAAAGTTCGCCTTCCGCAATGTGTGGTAAGAACCGCATATTTAGGTACTACAACTTCTTTGCGTTCACTACCACTATACGACACGACACTAACAAGCTCATCCAACCCGGCGATTTCGGCAGCTTCATGTAGATGCTCATTCATTCTTACGTTGCTTAGTACGGGTAAAGCCCTATTGTTGGGCAAGCGTATTCCTTTGTATTTGTCAAGTATTGCAAGAGCATAGCTGTTTAGTTCAATATGTAGCCTATCGGTTGTTTTCTTTGTAACAATAGAGATATAAGGAGGAACGGCATCGCGTTTTACGTCAGAAGATTTAAGCCGCGCTACGTCAGAATAACGCAACCCGGTAAAACAACAAAAACAAAACACATCGCGAACAGGAGGTAACGACGGTTTATTAGGGGGAAACTTGAAGTTCATAAAGTGCTGCAATTCGTCCCACGTCAAAAATATGACCTCTTTACAGTCCAATCCCTTGAAGCGTGGGCGATATTGCAAATGAGCAGCACCGGAGTAATAACCGTTAGCGGAAGCCCAACGCAAGAACCAACGAACGAAACCTACGTTTTTGGCGACCGTGGTATTAAGCTGTCCTTCTTCTTTTTGCAGATACGACACAAAGGCGGCAAAGTCAGACTTTGAAAAATTATCTAAGGAGAGTTCCGGGCGAAAGTTCATTAAGTGATGTTTGATACTTGCAAATTTAGTATAGGTTGCTTTCGTCCAATTATTCGTAACACCCATTTCGGAAGTGAACCTATCAAAGACCTCGAAGAAGCCCGGCGATTGTTGCTGGGCTTCTTCTTTTTCATCGGTAACGTGCCGACCGATTGAAGCATAGAAAAGCGGCTTAAATTCTTTTGGCGTTGGCGTTCGGTGGTGTTCAAGTTCAAAACGCGTTAAGACTTCTTCGACCTTAGAAACCATATTAGAAAGACCCCTATTTATTTCGCCCGAAGTTTGCTTATAGCAATTCTTAGAACCGAGCGTTACCCGTTGGCTTTCCTTATCCCATTTGTTAGCCTCAATTACATACCCGGAATGAATATCTATACGATACCCGGAATAACATACGCGCAAACGGATAGGAACGCTTTTTGCGTTCATCCCTTCACGGGTTGATAGTTGAAACTTAACGCTATACTTCATTTCTTATCGGTCATCATTTCGCCGCGCCCGGTAAGCAACCAATGCGCGGATATAGGATAATTAGCCACCATAGTATATAAGGCTTCTACTTCCAAATTCTTATACCGCGTTTGATAACCCGGCTTAGGGGTTGTTCCATAGCCTAACCGCATTTCCCTATAACGCGGTGCGCTAAGGTTGTGCAGTTCGCAGAAGTGGCTCAAAGAATCTATTTTGCCAAGATTGACAAGCATATCAATAGCCACGAAGAACCGGCGGTTTATGGCTTCGCTAATTGGCGAAGTCTTTACTATTGTCCGGGGCATAGCGAAGCGTTTATATTAGACATCATTACATTGTATTCATCTTCCGACACAAAAGCCGTTTCTTTACCCGACAAATAAGCATTTTCCAAGGCTTGAAAGATAGAACCGGGGATAAACGGGTAGTAAGCCCGGTTGCTATAAAACTTATCTACATTTATTTCTACCATAGCATAGTTATTTTTCTCGATTTTTTGATTTAAGCGCATTTCTTGTTGAAATGGCAGTGTTACCCACCCAAACAAAAAGAAGCGAAAATAGGGGCGTTTCTGTGCGTTTGGGAGTATCACTATAATACATATTTTTATTCCGATTTTGCAGCCTAACACTCTCTATAATAATGTATAACGGCTACCACAAAGAAACCTTTTTGCCGAAGGCTATACGGCAGCGGCACATCCGGCATTGCTTTCCGGTTGGGCAGCGGCTTTTTTGTTCTGTTCGGCGAGCATTTCAATGGTACGCTGTTGGCTTTCTATAATAGAGAGCAAACGCGCCTTTTCTTCTTTTGCGTCTTCAAGTAGTTTATACAGCATTTCGGAAGGCGCAATTTCGGCACTTTTCGGCATGGCATCCGCTTCCGGGCGTACAGAAAGAAGCATTTCGCCCTCCCCACGCATTAGCCAAACGGGGTTAAGTTGCGGGTATTGTTCGGTTATTGCTTCTAATTTGTCTGCCTTAATAGACCTTTTAATACTGGCTATATACGCAGAACCTACGCCGATTGTGCGGCAAAATTCCCTTTCGCTTATATTTAGATAAGCTATAAACTTCTTAATTCGCTCTTTTACACCACTTTCATTTTGCATATTGTATCCTAATGTATCTAAATGTTAAAAATCAAGCGCACGGCGAAAATTGTATGCTTTTTATTTGCTTATTGTATGCTTTTACATTACATTTGCACCGTGTTAGTTATTCATTCGCAAAGATAAGCAAAAAATTAGCGGACAGCAATAGCGTAAACACGCTAAATTACAGAAAAATAAAAGCTATATGGTACACTCAAGTAAAACAATTAACCGCAATTTCTTGATAAAAGCAAGCGGTATAGACGGAAAAGGAAAGCGCATAAACAAATTAGTAGGCGTTACCGGACTTCTTGAATTGGTTGGCGAAGTCTTAGCAGACAAATTTGTAACAAGGGCGTTCAACACGATGAACGGCGACAGTTGCCGCTGTTGCTTACGTCGTGGGTTAAGAATTACATTTTATTTCAAATAATCACGACTATGGTTGTTAATTTCAAAAAGCTAAAAACACAGATAAAGCCTTTCAAGCCGGAAGAAGGCTTCAATGGGCGCAAAGGTTATATGTTCATAGCTACAAAAGAGCAGAAAAATAGGGGCGTTTGTAGCGTGAAAAGACCGGGAAGCAAACGCGGACTTATAGCCGCTTTGGTGGAGTTCATACAATATGATGCGGATTTCAAACGAGAATTTACACTATAATAAAGGAGGTATTATGGCAATGAACGATAACAACGGGTGCAGCATTTGCGCCGCAGGAAGTGAGAACTACGAAACATTCAGTACCCGGATAGGAAGGAAAAGGGTTAAACGTGTGCAATACGATTACAGGCATACAGACGGCGAACTGTTCAGCTGCATCGGTGGGACATTGGAAGAGTGCAGGGAACGCCGAGACAAATGGCTCAACGCTAAAAAGGCTTGACGGGTAAGGGCGTATTTTCTGATATGACGTATCAATATAATACGATTAACAGGATAACACTATATAAGCCAACGGAAAGAGAACCCCTCTTGTAAAGGCTATAAACCGGTGACGGCGGAAACAGCACCGCAGCGCGGACGCTTCGGGCGTAGGTGGGGCAAACCCACCGCCGCGCACGAAATAGTAACTATAAAACAAAAACATTATGGTATTGACAGAAACGAATAGAAAGGTAGGACGGCTCGGTTTCCTTAGCGGACTGAACCAAGTGAAGATGGGCGTTTACAAAGAGGTGGTAGCCGAATTGTACAAGGCTTTGGGAATAAACAACCGTAACAGCTTCTACGCATACAGGGACGGAAAGATAGAACCCAAGGTTACGCAAGCCGAAGCGGTGGAAAGCGTGTTTAACCGGTACGGAATTACTGAAAACATTTGGGGAGCATGAAACTACACGCGCTATTGAGCAAACGGGAAACGCAGGTAGCCGAATTGCTTGCATGGGGCGCGAGCAAAAAGGAAGTGGCAAGCAAGTTATTTGTTTCCACGCGAACCGTAGAGAATACTGCACGGAACATATACGCAAAATTGGGAATACAGAAGGCTACGGAATTGTGCGTATGGTGGTTTTGCACAAAGTGCGGAGTACCCGTAAGTCTTGACCCGTTGAAACGGGCATTTACGGCTGTCCTGCTTCTTTTGGTATTGCTTCCAAGAGAACTGACAGGAAACGGCGATTTGTTCAGAATAGGCAGGGACAGACGGATAGCACGGGTAACAAGGACTTTCCGGCGATACGGAGAGGATGAAGGAACAGAAGATTTTTTCAGAACATATTAAACGGTTGGATCATGAAGAAGGAAATAGCATTGTTAGCGGCTATAATCGTATTAGGCTCGATTTGGATAAGCCACTTAAAGGCACAAATAGACTACGCCGACACAGAATGCCCGGTTTGCGGAAGTTGCGAAGTTTTAGACTTCGGGGAAAGCGAGCATGGGGAAAGGTGTTACTGCTACGATTGCGAAACGGAATTTTACATAACACCAATTACAGACTATGAGCAAGAACAGTATTAACACAAGGGTAATAGACCTCACGCTCGGCGAACTTTTGGACGCAATAGACGCGAGAATTAGGGAAACCCGGAAAGAAGACGCGCAAGGCGAAGACAGCAATATGCCTAAGCCGAAACGGTTTGTTTACGGGTTGAAGGGATTGCAAAAACTTTTTGGGTGCAGCAAAACAACCGCTTCACGCATTAAGGCATCCGGCAAGATTGACAAGGCAATAACGCAGGTTGGGGCATTGATAATAATCGACGCTGATATGGCTTTGGAACTTGCCGGGAAAGATAAAGGGAAACAATAACTTTTTAATAATTCAGCTATATGAATAAACAAGTAATCATTAAGCGTTTGACGCTTGTAAACTTCAAGGGTTTGCGGAATGTCGCAATAGATTTTAGCGACAATGTTACAACGATTAGCGGACGTAACGGTACAGGTAAAACGACTATCAAAGACGCTTTTAGTTGGCTTCTTTGGGGTAAGAACAGCGAAGGCGACACCGATAGCAAGTTTGGCATCAAGACCAACGACGCAGACGGCAATTTTATTCCCAACCTCGAACACGGCGTTACGGGTGTGTTTGAAATCATAGACAAGGAAACGGGAGTGGTTGAAACCGTAGAACTTCGCCGCGTACTTGTAGAGGAATGGAAAGTACCCAACGGGGAAACAAAACGTGTGCTGAAAGGACACCACACCGACTTTTTCTATAACGGTGTGCCATTGAAGACGAAAGCGGAATACGAAGCGCGGATTAACGCCATCATTCCCGAAGCAGTCTTTAAGATTATTACAGACCCCTACTATTTCCTTACGCTTCATTGGAAGGCACAGCGTGAAATGCTTTTGCAGATAGCAGGGAACGTAAGCGAAGAAGAAGTAGCGAGAGGTAGCGAACGTTTTGCCCTATTGCTTGCGCAGCTTACCGGAAAATCATTGGAAGACTATAAGCGAGAGGTAGCCGCAAAGAAAGCCAAGGTAAACGAACAACTCGAAAAGATACCGACAGCCATAAACGCAATTACACAGGTTACGCCGGAAGCACCGGATTACGAAGCGTTGGAGAAAGAAAAGGCAGCTTTGGAAGTGGAGCTTACACAAATAGACGAATCGGTAGCATCGGAAGCGGAAGCCAACCGGATAGCCTACGAGAAAGCATCGAAGACGCAAGCGGAGATTAACGCGAAACGGACACAGCAACAGAAACTGTTATTTGAAGCCAAAGACAAGGCGAGAAGCGAAGCGTATAAGAAAAACGAAGCCTACAACAAGGCAGAACGTGAACTGCGCCAAGTGGAATCAGACCAAACGAACGAAGAACGGCGGTACAACGCGGAGCGTTCCCGGCTTCAAGGTGACATCAGACGCACGGAAGAAAACAAAAGCAGATACAAGGCGCAACAGGACGAACTGCGCGAAAAGTGGTATTCGGTAAGTGCGGAAGAATTTACAGACACTTCCAACCTTGTATGTCCGTTGTTCAAACACGTATGCGCAGACCGGGAAGCATTAGAAAAATACGAAGCAGACCGGGAAGCAGCTCGAAACAAGTTCTACGAAGACAAACAGGCGCGGCTCGACAACATAAACAAGACCGGAACGCAGCTTACCCAAACGATAGAGGAACAAGACGCGGAAATAGCACGGCTTCAAGGATTGTTAGCCGAAACGGAAGAAAAGCACAAAACCGAAGTTTCCGGCTTCGCGGAAAAGCGCGAACAGTTGAAAAAGACGATGGACGCTAACCCACGTGTAAGCACAGAACCGAATATCAAAGGGGAAGACATACCCGAATGGGTTACGCTTCAAAGCGAGATAGAAACGCTTTCCGCCGGGCTTCCGAAACAGGATAGCACAACAGCGACCAATACCTCCGTACTTCGCAAGCGTAAGGCAGAAATAACCGCACGGCTTGACGAAGTAAAACAGAAATTGAACATTCGCGCAACCATTGAAACCAACGAAAAGCGGATTAAGGAGCTTAAAGCGGAAGCGGAAACGCTGGCGCAGGAAAAAGCCAACTTGCAGACCGAAGAAACCACAATAGACGATTTTGTTACGGCGCAGATGAACGAAGTAGAACGGCGCGTAAACGCATTGTTTAGCCGGGTACAGTTCAAGATGTACCGGACGCAGATAGAAGACGCGAAGCAAGTACCGGACTGCATTTGCTACATAGACGGCGTGAAGTATTCAGACAAGAACGCCGCCGGGAAAGTAAACGCCGGGCTTGACGTGATTAACACGCTTTGCGCGTTCCACGGGGTAAGCGCACCTATTTTCGTGGATAACGCAGAAAGCATCAACGAATTTATACCGGTAAACAGCCAACTCGTAAAGTTGGTGGTAACTACCGAAGACTTCAAGGTAAACAATTTCTAACCAATAAAAGAATAGCAATATGAATTACAAAGAAATCAAGTCCTACGAGGACGCTTGTAAGGTTTTGGGCGTTCAGCCCATCAGTGAAAACGCGGTAGCAGCTTTCCCGGCAGAAGACCGAAAAAGTATGTTAGCTTACCATAAGCTGACAATAATAGCACGAGCCATTAACGGAGGGTGGAAGCCGGATTGGAACAACAGAAGCCAATACAAGTATTACCCAGTATTCTACTACGAAAATGCCGGGCTCTCGTTTGCGAATACGTATTACTCGGCTTCGGCTACGTCTGCGCACTTCGGCTCTCGGCTTTGCTTTCAAACGGAAGCGATGAGCGACTACGCCGCCGCCACGTTCGCCGACCTATACACGGACTTCTATTGCCTTCCGGCTTCGGTGGAGAAAGAAGAAAGCCAACAGAGTAACAAGCAGCCCGGCGACTTCTTGAAAATGGCAACTGATATTATAGAAACACAGTTGCAGCCGTTGGCGCAGGAAAAGAAAACGCGCGGTGTTGTGCTGATTGCTTGCGACACGGACACGACGGACGAAAAAGGAGAAAGCGCAACCGGGGCAATTATTGGAATTGTCGGAAACGGAAAAGCGTTGGCACACGGAGTAGCCGAACTTATGACGCGGAAAGAATCCGCACCGCTTGTAAAACAGGCTACGGAACTTATAGCGATGCAAAGACTACAAGAGCGGATTAAGCAAGAGGGCGCGAAGTTCCTCGCGGAATTATTCACACAACAAGAAAAATAGAAATGACCATGTGCAATATAAAAGAGTTACCAAGTGCAGCCATAGAAGAAGCCAAAGGCAAGTTTGAAATGGCTTGCAAAGAAGCTATGACGTTGGAAATAGTGGGAAACGTTGCGGCAGCGTTCAACGCGGTAGGAGTTGTAACGCTACTTCGCGAAGCATTGACAAACGACATAATGGACGCAGTTTTTATGCCGCTTATGAACACTAAAATAGGCTTTATGACCGACCACACGGGAAAGCCAAACAGCAAGGGACAGACTTTGCCGCTTTATTCGCGCGACGTTGTACGCGATTGCATTATAGACGCGGTTATTATTGGCTTGCTTCCAACAGGAAACCAATTTAACATATTGGCGGAAAGGATGTACCCAACGAAGGAAGGATATACCGCGCTTCTTAAAAAATTGGGCGTTAGGTATATTATTGAGATTGGGCAAGACAAGAGCCAAAGCCCACAATACGCGGAACTTGCCTGTAAGATTAACTACGAGTACAACGGGGAAAAGAACAGTTTTACCGTGAACACAACCGTAGCAAAGAACGCTTACAGCAGCAACGACCAGATACGGGGGAAAGCGGAACGCAAAGCGAAGAAAGCGTTATACGAATACATTACCGGCTCGGACTTCGGGGACGGGGACGAATCAAGTACGGTAGTGGTGGATGCTGTTGCAGTTGAAATTAGGGATGAAGCGAACAAGGGCGAAGCTATCGGGATAGACCAAGCGACGGAGGAAAAAAACGTTATTGCAGAGGATAAACCGCAGCCACAACCACAGCCACAGCCACAGCCGCGACCACAACCGCAGAAGGCAACCGAAAGAAGCAACAACGCTAAACCGGCTTTCTGATTATGGAACTTACCGTTATAGGTTCAAGCAGTGAAGGCAACTCCTACGTTTTACAAAACGCAGGGGAAGCCTTGCTGCTTGAAGCAGGTAAGCCGTTCAAGCACACATTAGCGGCATTGGGCGGCAATTTGCGCAAGGTGGTAGGATGTCTTATAACGCACGAACACGGCGACCATGCCGGACGCATTAGCGAGGTACTTAATTACGCTGTTCCGGTATTCGCTTCGCAAGGAACGATAGAAGGAGCGGAAAAGTACATAAGGAGCAATTACCAACCCAACGCGATAAGAGCTGGTGCCGGAGGTTACGAACGTTTGAATTTGGGCGGCTTCACGGTTATACCGTTCCCGGCGAAGCACGATGCGGCAGAACCGCTCGGCTTCTACATTTGGCACGAAGAAACAGGCGGTATCTTGTTCGCTACCGACACCTACTATCTGCCTTGTACGTTCAAGGGGTTAAGCAACATTCTTATAGAGTGCAACTATGACCCGGACATATTGGCGCGTAGGGTTGCGGACGGAGATATACCGGAAGTTCTGCAAGAACGGGTAAGACGCAGCCACCTCAGTTATTACACTTGTTTAGACGCATTGAGGGCGAACGACCTAACGGCGGTAAACAACATTGTGTTAATCCATATCAGCGACGGAAACGGCGACGGTGTGGCATTTCGGGAAGGCATAGCGAAAGCAACCGGTAAAACGGTGCATATAGCGAAGCCCGGATTAAAAATCAAATTCAACAAAACACCATTTTAGCCATGCTCAAAGGATTTGATAAGGAAACGCAACCGCTTACCGAGTACGAAGAAAAGGAACTTTTGCCCGTCATATTAGCCGGGTTGAAGACGAAAACCGGTAAGGACAACGCGGTAACAAACCGGACGATTGTAATGCGGCTTACCATAGCCGGGTACAAGATAGACGAAGCCCGATGCAGGAAGATAATAAACCACATAAGGACTACCGACGCTTTGCCCGGATTGATAGCCACCTCCGGCGGCTACTTTTTGGCAACGACCGAAAATGAACTGATGGACTACGAAGAAAGCCTTTTAGGACGCGAAAACGCAATAAAGGAAGTGCGTTTAGCCATAGCAAGGCAACGTAGGATATTGTACGGCGACGCACAGAAGCCGAAAGAAGGAACATTGTTTTAATTCATAGTATGAACAAATTTAAGTAAGAAGATATGAAACAGCCCGAAAAGATACAGACACGCAAGGACGAAGTACGGTTTAAGACTTCGGACATACGCCGGATTATAGGAAAGTATTTGGCGGCAAACGTATTGAAAACGTGGAAAGAAGATTTTTTAGACGAAAGCACAGGCGAAGTAATTACGATTGAGCGCAATGAGATTTTGTTTGAACGTGGAAAGTATATAGATAACGATTTGGCTACTCGGATAAATTTCAGCATCCAAGCAGAAGACATCAAGGAAGTAGAGGTAAGCAACCAACGCCGATTAGCCACGCAGAACAAACGGACGGGACTTTACCCGTTTAAAGTAAGCGCGTCTATTGGAATGAAGCGGCATAACTTCATTTTACAGGCGCAGAACGCAACAAAGGCAATAGAAGTAGCAACCGACTTTATAGAATTGAACTTTTCCCAGTCTTTCGACATAACAGGCGTTAAGCTGATGGACGACGTTGTTATCCTTAACGACAGGTTGAGAAAGTATGTAGAAGCACAGGAAGGAGCGAACGAAGAAGGGGAAGAAGAAGACAACGCGGAGGAACAGCGCGGCGATGTCAAGTATTACAAGGTTGAAGCGGAAGTAACGATCAAGACGGAAGACGAAGAAGAACCGAATAAGACCTGCTACGACTTCATTGTACGCACGAAAGACGTAGATACGGCTAAGGTGGTAATAACGGCGTGGATTGATGCCAAGGTTAAAGAACGGACAGAAAAGGACGGGGACGAACGTAAGATAGTGGATATTTCCATACTTTCAGCCGCTCCGTTTGCTTGTAACGCTATTGTTGAAAAGGCTTTTTGCATGGCATACAAAGACGAAGAAGTAAAGTAATTAACCGGGGGCGCGTCTTCCGGCGTGCCCCATAAACAACAGCAAGCGATGAGCCAAGACAGTATAGTTATATTCCGAAACATCATACAGGCGTTGGACGTGTTACCGCCGGAATTGTATAAGGAAGTTTCCCGGTTGGTTTACGCATACGCTTTTGACGGCATCATGCCGCCGGAAAGCACAGAACCGACTACGCTTGCTTTGTTCCTTTCTTTCAAGCCGCAAATAGACTTCAACGTTAAGCGGTATGAGAGTTACCGGGAAAGAGGTAAGAAAGGCGGCGCACCGAAAGGGAACAACAACGCAAGGAAGATGCCAAAGGAAGAAGAAAGCGAGGAAACGAAACAACTTGAAACAAGCAAAAACAACCTAAAACAAGCTGAAACAAGTTGCGAAGAAGTGAAACAAGCTAACGAAGATATAGAACAAGGTAAAACAACTAAAAACGACCTTATATCTATATCAGTATCTGAATCTATAAATAATAATTCTGTTGATGTTGTTGATGATAACGCGCACACGCGAGAAAGAGAAAACAACCGAAAGTTTTTGGATGAGTTCTTCAAAGAAACGAACCGGGCGCAAATTGAGGTGATTTGTATGCAGCTTCACACAAACCCGGAAACTTTGCGGAGCGAAGCCGAAGAAGTCATAGCGGAATGGGAACTAACGGAAGCCACGCACAGCGATTACACCGAACAGGCGCGGCACTTGATAAACCAACTACGGATAAAATACCGTTCAAAAGCGAATAACGATGGAACAGCAAGAGCAAGAAAAGCAGCAGCCGAAACAACCCCAACGGGTAAACTTGGAACTGTTTGCGAAAGCAATAAGGCAAAGAAGAAACTGCGAAGCACGATTTAGAATCGACCGTTACACGCAGGACGTACCGGCGATGTTGCGCGAGTGCTACCGCTACGAAGTGGAACGAAGGGGGCATGTTTTCAACGAAGACGAAGCCACAAAAGACCACATAATACGCGCGGCAAAGTGGTTGCTCGGAGTGAGTACGAAGCCGGGGTTATTCCTATACGGCGAGCCGGGAAACGGGAAAACGACCTTAGCCCGTTCGATTGTGCAGCTTATAGGGACGATATATTATAGCAGCCTTTCCACGGAGCGGAAAGAGGTAACAACCATTCCGGCATCAGCACTTACAGAAGCGGCACGAGGTGAAAAGCAGGATTTGTTAAACCGCTTGAAGGCAACCGAACTTCTTTACATAGACGATGTAGGAACAGAACCTGCGAGCGTGAAGGTTTGGGGTAACGAGGTTAGCCCGTTGGTTGATTTGCTTTACCACCGCTACGACCGCCAACTGTTTACGGTCATTACTTCAAATTTGATTGGCGACGAAGATATAGCACAGCGGTACGGCATACGGGTAGCCGACAGATTTATAGAGATGTTCGACTTAATAGGCTTCGAGAATCCAAGTTACAGACCAAGACTGACAGCGTTAAACAAGCCGTAGGCGCACAGAAACGCCCCGATATTCGACTAAAACGGCGATTGCGGTAAAATGGACGTGCGAAGTGGAAAGACGCGCCAAATGGAAGAAAAAGGGCAAATTAGGAAACTTCAAAAAACAAGGTATGAAAATATACATAAGCGGACAGATAACCGGGCTTCCGGTTGAGGAATACACGGAAAGGTTTAATAGGGCGGAAGCCTACCTTACCGGGAAAGGTTACGAAGTAGTAAACCCACTTCGCAACGGCGTACCTTCCGGCGCACGTTGGCAGGAACAGATGAAGGCGGATATAAGGCTGTTGCTTGATTGCGGCGCGATTTACTTGCTTGCTAATTGGGAGAAAAGCATCGGGGCGACTTTGGAACGCGAAATAGCAAAGGGGCTGGGCTTGATTATTGAGTATGAAAAAACGCCGAAGCACCGCGATATAAAAGCGGCGATACTAACAGTTATGGGCGTTGATTTCAAATCAATAGCGGAAGACAGTCGTAACCGTTGGCACGTATATGCCCGAATGATTTACGCGCACCATTGCAAGAAGCGCGGAGAGCATACGCAAGGGATAGCGGAAGAAACGAGCCACGACCAAAGCACGATCTGTTACTATTTGCGCAACTACGATACGGAATACAGGTTTAACCGTGAGTTCAGAGCCGCAGCCGAAAAGGTTGCGACCCTTCTAAGTGAAAAGTTAAGTAACCCAACGGACGTATTAAAGTAATTCGATATGGAAAAGATAGAACAAAAACGTAGGGAGTGCAAACAACCTTCATTGCAACAGCTTGTATCGTCGTTAAAGCCGTGCAAGATATTAGACGAAGTAGAATATCAAATCCTATTCACAAGAAGGAAGGACAATAAAGAACCGGATAAATGGAGCGCAGGTTATTATAGCTTCGATAATTGCTGTTGGCTTTTGGTTGGGTACGGGAAAACTTTAAGAAGTGCAATTTTACACCTTAAAAAGCAATTAAGATTGAGATAATGGATATAGAAACGTTACAAAAGCGTCAGAGGTGGACGTTAGAACAAAAGATAGACCATGCAGTAGCAACCGTAGAAAGCTATATAGCAAGAACCGGGAAAACGCCTTACGTCAGCTTTTCCGGTGGTAAGGATAGTACGGTTTTACTTGATTTGGTACGCCGCTTTGTCAGCAAAGAGGTTAAGGGCGTTTTCTGTAACACAGGTAATGAATTTCCCGAAATAGTGCGCTTTGCGCGTTCTACGCCTAACGTTACGGTTATACACCCTAAACAAACCGTTAAGGCGGTTTTAGCAACATACGGTTTTCCATTGATAAGCAAGGAACAGGCTCACGGGATAAGGCAAGCGAGAACAACCAAAAGCGAGAAGCTGCGTAAGATACGCCTTTACGGAACGGATAGGAACAAAGGGTATATTTCCGGGAAAATATCCGATAAGTGGCAGTTTCTTATAAACGCGCCGTTCATGGTTTCAGAGCAATGCTGCGAGTGCTTAAAGAAAAGACCGTTTAAGCAATATCAGAAGGAAACGGGCGAAGTTCCGATTATTGGGACGCTGGCAACGGAAAGCGAAGCAAGAAAGCAGCAATACGTTAGGCGTGGTGGGTGTAATTCTTTCCGTGAAGGTCATTTAGGGAGTTACCCGTTAAGTATTTGGACGGACGCGGATATATGGGCATACCTACGGAAATTCAACGTACCATATTGCGAATTATACAACAAAGGAGCAGTTAGAACCGGATGTATGTTTTGCGGATTTGGCGCACATTTGGAAAAGCCGACTTCTTCACGGTTTGCCATGCTTTACGACTTACACCCGAAAGCCTACGAAGTATTCATGAGATATGAGAATAACGGGATTACTTACCGCGAAGCATTACGCGCCGTCGGTGTGGTTTTACCCGACGAATATAGACAACTAAATTTATTTCAAGATTATGAGTGAATATAAGACGATACCCGGATTTTCAAGATACCGGATAAATACAGAAACAAAAGAAGTCCAAAGTAACGCATACCAACATTCGCAACAAAGGCTCGTTTGTTTGTAACGTGAGCGCGTATATACGGAAAGTTATTAGAACGCTTTACGCCCAAAAGTTGAGGGTAAACAAGCTATTACGTTCATACGACGACAATCAAACAAGACTTTCACGGATGATATAAGACTATGGAACAACTAACTTTTGACTTCATAGACGAAATAGTACCCATTCCCGAATGTTCCGGGCTGATGGCTATGAGCGGATATAAAACACCCCAAGCGTTAGCCGACGAAATGGTACGGGAAGCAAGGATTTGGCAGAAGCGGAATCCGGGTAAAGACGTGATGGAGATAATAACGCCGGATTGGAAAGAATATATTAACCATAAAATTAAAGAATTATGTTAGTGATTGAGTTTTGCGGTTTCGTGGGTAACGATGCCGAGATTAAAGAGTTTAACGGACAAAAGTTTATTTCGTTCAACGTAGCGACTTCCGAGCGTTACAAGGACGCACAGGGGAACACGGTAAGCCGTACAACGTGGGTAAGCTGCTTAAAGCCCGGAGAAAGTGCGGTAGTGCAATACTTGAAGAAAGGAACGCAGGTATTTGTTAGGGGCGACTTTTCCGCAAAGACCTTTACGGGCGCGAACGGCGTACAGGTTGGAGTAAACTGCCGAGTAAGGGAACTTCAACTATTGGGAACGAAGCAGGACGCAGGACAACAAGCAGCAACGCAAGCCGGGCAACCGGTGGCACCAGCATCGGCGCAACCGCAAGCACCGGCATACGGTGGTAATAACCCGTTCGGAGAAACAAACGATAAAGATGATTTGCCATTTTAAGGAGTGAGTATGAAAACAGTAGTTTTGCTTAGTAAAGTATTCTTTGAGGGGCATCCGAAGGCAGGACAACCGACCAATTTTGCCAAGAGTGTAAAAGACGGTTGCAAACGCCACACGGTAAGAAGCAATTATGCGTATTGGGAAAAGAAGATAGCCGCGTTAAAAAAGCAAGGCGGGACGCTTTGCATACGCCAATGGAGCGGAAAGCCATATAGAAGCCAACAGGAAACAGTTTTAGAAGTACCTGCTTCGGTTGTTGGTATTCAGAAAGTAGAAATAGCGCAGACGGGCGTAAACCGGCTATCGGCACAGGTTGATGGGTACGAAGTCCCGATTTCAGAGATAGCGAAAAACGATGGATTAAACAGCGTGGAGTTTGCCGAGTTCTTACGACCTATTTTGAAGACATCAGAAGGAAACGAAACAACGTTTGCCGTCATTCATTTTACGGATTTCAGATATTAAGAGCCATGAAGGAAAGGATAATATGCTGCTTCTACATTCTTTTTGCGAAGCAATACGCCGTATTTACGGCAGACAAGGATAAAGCCGGGGAATATACCTCTTGCTACATAAAGGGAGATAAGATATTTCTTGCAGCAGTTGCAAACTACTTGAAAAAAGTAGCAAAGGAGCTTCACGCAAGGGCGGAAGCGATAGAAAACGAATTGAAGGAGGGCAAAGACGATGGTAATAAAACGGTAGGATTATGACGCGCGAAGAAAAGATAGCCCGGCTAATTCGGGCAGGTTACAAAGTGGAACGATTAGGGCGGAACATAAAAGCCACGAACAAGAAAGGCTCTTTTCGCGGCTCGGTACATTCCGTACACCTACAAATTTTCGGTTATTGATATGGGGCATAAAGAATTTTTCGACAAGGTGGTAGCCATGCGCAAGGCGCAAAAGGAATACTTCAAGACGCGATTACCTTCCGCGCTACAAAGTTCTAAGCGGTTGGAAGCCGAGATAGACGCGGAAATAAAGCGCGTGGAAAACATATTGGCAGAAAGGGAGAAAGCCCGGCAAACTTCTTTGTTTGGGGTATTTGACCGGGATTTGATAAACAGAGTAGATAACTATTAAAAGTAAGACGATGGAAGATAACAGTTTAAGAATAGAGGTACAGAAACCGGTAGCATATTTGCACCACGAAGCTACAAAATCGGTTATTCCGGTTTTCAAGCCTATAAATTGGCTTCAAAGAAAGTTTATTAAGTGGTTGCTCGGTTTGGAATATAAGAAAGTTTGAGTATGGCGAAGATGACCTTTGAAGAATTGTTGGCAAAAGCCAACGCGGAAACAACGAGGGCAAAGCCACGCCATGAGGAAAGCCAGTTGCAGCGCATTTGCGTAAAGTGGTTTAGGCTTCAATACCCGGAATTGGCTATACTCCTTTTCGCCGTACCGAACGGAGGGGCAAGAAACAAGCGAGAAGCCGGGATAATGAAAGCGGAAGGAGTAACCGCCGGAGTTGCGGATATAATACTACTGATACCTTCCGGCGGCTACGCTTCACTTTGTATGGAGTTCAAGACCGAAAAGGGACGGCAGCAGGAAACGCAAAAGCTATGGCAACAGGCAGCGGAACGAGCCGGGAACAAATACGCCATAATACGCAGCTTTGACGATTTCAGAACCGAGGTAAAGAACTACTTACCTCCACCTTATAAGCGCAATACGTGAAGTGTTGGCGAAGTGTTTTAGGGTTTACCGTATCATAATAATACGATAAACCCTTTAATTTTGCGGAAAAAGAAATACGGATATGAACATAAAACAGATTAAAGAAAAGGTTTGGGGCTTCATTAAGAACATCCCGGCAGACAAAAAGAAGCACCTTATAGCCGGATTTATTGTTTGCGCCATTGTAAGCATGTTCTTTGGCTACATTATTGGCTTTATTTTAGCGTTGGTAGCCGCTGCTGGTAAAGAAGCCTACGACTACTTTACGAAGAAAGGAACGCCGGAGCTTGCCGATTTCATTTACTCGGCGGTAGGTGCGGTTTGTTTCCTTATTGTGTCGGCATTGATTACATTGCTTTTTTACGCTTTTGTCATGCGTTTTATTTAGGCTTTTCAAGAAGCATCATATAGCTGAGAGCAACGGCGACAGCCGAAGCGGAAGGGCGCGGCGACCAAACCACGCCCTTTTTTAATAAACCGATAGCGTAAGATAAACATGAGGAAGAAGAAACGAGAAAGCGAAGAAGACAGCGACCTGCGTATAAGCGGCGTTGATTTCGGAAACATAGAACTGCCCGATTTGGATTTGTCGTTATTCGATGTGCTTAACGACGAATATAACGAGGAAACGCGCTACATAAAGCCGAAGGTTTACGAAGTGAAGCCGGAATATGTCTTATACGACAACGCGGTAAAGTTGGCTAAGGACTTGCGGCTGGACTTTGGCGCACGTTACGACGTGTTTGTTAGTGGCAGCTTCATTTTTGGCGACTTCTTAGAAGCGTTCATCATAGGGAATAACGCCAAGTGCAAGAAAATGACGGTAAGCACACTTTCGTTAAACCAAAACAACGTAGATAGCCTGTATAACCTTCTTGCAGGGAACTACATAGACGAATTGAACCTAATAGTAAGCGTTTACTTTTGGGGAAACGAAATAAGAAGCCTTATCCCCTACATGTACCGTAAACTTGACTTCGGCAACAAATTCCAATTATCGGTAGCGTCGATACATACCAAGACCGCACAGTTTGAAACGTTGGGAGGGCGCAAAGTAGTAATACACGGAAGCGCGAACCTAAGAAGCAGCGGCAATATAGAGCAATTCACGATAGAGGAAAATCCCGAATTATACGACTTCTACGATGACCATTTAAGCCGGATCGTCGAGAAGTACGCAACCATAAGGAAACCGGTACGCGGCAATGACTTATAGGCAGAGTTAATTAAAAAGAAGTTCAACGATTAAAAAAGGAGGTTTTATGCCGAGTGGTAGCGAAAGCAGAAGCGGCGGGAGCCGGATAAGAAGAAGCACCGCAGCGAGCCAAAGGGGTTACGTTCCGTGGAATCCTTCAATGGACACCCCGTTTTAGCAGTGAGTAACAACAGAGCCGCACCGACCAACTACAAGCGCGGCGCGGCTCTTAATTCTATTTCAGATGGAGAAGAAGAAAGAAGAAACGACGGAAAAGCAAAGCAGGAAAGCGAACGTAGCCGACATGGTGCAAAGCCAAGTTTTGCCGTTGGCAGACATAACCCCGAATAAGGGGCAAATTCCCGGCGTTCCTAAGAACCCAAGACTTATCCACGATGATAAGTTTAAGCTATTGAAGCGCAGTATAGAGGAAGACCCGGAAATGTTGGGGCTTCGGGAAATACTACTTTACTCCTACAAAGGAAAGTACATTATCGTAGGCGGAAATATGCGCTACCGGGCATTGAAGGAATTGGGATATACGGAAGCAATAGTAAAGATATTGCCGCAAACATTCACGGCGGAAAAGCTACGCGCCATTGTCATAAAGGATAATAGCGGCTTTGGGGAATGGGATTGGGACGAATTAAGCAACGTTTGGGACGCTACCGACCTTGCTAATTGGGGCGTAGATGTGCCGGAATTGGATAAGGTAGAAGTAGAGGAAGAAGCCGAAGAAGATGACTTCAACGTAGAGGAACACCTGCCAAAGAAAGCAAAGGCGAAGTTTGGCGACATATACGCTTTGGGCAAACACCGTCTTATCTGCGGCGACAGCACGGACGGGGAAACGGTTAGCCTATTGGTTGGATACAGCAAAGTAGATTTGCTCCTTACCGACCCTCCTTATAACGTGGACTATTCAAGCAAGAACGAAGCGTTAAACGCCGCAGACAAAGGCAACCGCATACAGAAGGACATCGCCAACGACAAAATGGAAGATACGCAGTTTCAAGAGTTCCTAACGGCGGCTTTTACAAACGCGAACCACCACCTTAAACAAGGCGGCGCGTTCTACATTTGGCATGCAGGAACGGAAGGGCTTAACTTCAAAATAGCGGTAAAGCGCGTAGGTTGGGACTTAAAGCAGATACTTATTTGGAACAAAAACAACATGGTTTTAGGAAGGCAGGATTACCAATGGAAGCACGAACCATGTTTGTACGGTTGGAAACCCGGTGCAGGGCATTATTTCATAGCCCGGCGCGATTTGCTTACGGTGTACGAAGAAAAAGACATCGATATAGACGCGCTTACGAAAGCGGAAATGAAAGACTTACTTAAAAAGTTCCTTCAAGGCTCAATCCCTACGACCGTAATAGACGAAGACAAACCGCTAAGAAGCGAAGACCACCCAACAATGAAGCCGTTAAAACTTATGGGGCGTTTGATACGGAACAGCACACGACCGGGCGAAGTAGTGTTAGACCTTTTCGGCGGAAGCGGTAGCACGTTGATGGCAGCGGAACAGTTGGGGCGCGTTTGCTATATGGTTGAGTTAGACCCGTGTTATATAGACGTTATTATCAAACGTTGGGAAGAATACACGGGAGAGAAAGCAAAGTATTTGGGGAATTGCGCCAAAGAAGGGAACACCGAACAAAAAGAATAAAAACACCGAGAAATGGCAAATGAACAGAATTTACGCGAGCCGTGGAAACCCGGACAAAGCGGAAACCCGAAAGGGCGACCGAAAAACCGAGTTCCCGAACAACTTGTAACGATATTCGGGAGCAAGGCTAAGGCTAAGAAGTTCTATTGCCTTAGCGCGACCGAAATAAACGAATGGGAAGCCGCCATACTTACTCTATCAGCCGAAGACTTGAAGGTATTGGCGAAGTGGAGCGGCGCACCTTCATACCCGAAAGGGCTGGCGATAGCAGTATTAAGCGACATGAAGAACGGAAAGACTACGACGCTTGACAAGCTACGGGAACGCCAATACGGAAAGCCTACGCAGCGGATGGAGGTAACAGGCAAAGATGGCGCGGAACTTATACCGGCGCGGACGCTTACCAAAGAGGAAGCGCAGCAACTTTTTAAGGACTTGCAAGAAAACTACTAAGGAATGGAGATAAGGGACATAGACGTAATAAAGACGTGGACGCTGCAAAGTACGCTAAACTTTACGCGCTACTTCTTCAAAGAGAGGTACAAACGTAAGTTTGTCGTAGGCAAGCACCACGTTAAAATCGCGGAAGCCTTAGACCGGGTATTTCGCGGCGAATCTACGCGCCTTATCATAAACATAGCACCACGATACGGAAAGACGGAATTAGCGGTTAAGAACTTCATAGCTATGGGGCTTGCCATAAACCCAAAGGCGAAGTTTATACATTTGTCATATTCCGATGATTTGGCGCGGGACAATTCGCGCGGTGTGCAGGAGATTATACGGGATAGCAGCTACCGGCGTTTGTTTCCCGGAACGATGCCTACAAGCGTGAACACGCGCAAATGGTTTACGACGGAAGGCGGCGCACTTTACGCCGTGAGTTCAGCCGGACAGGTAACAGGCTTCGGCGCGGGTTTGGTTGATAAGGAAGACGAAGAAGAATTAGCCGCAGAAGTTGAGGAACTAAGCAGCATAGATAACGGGAATTTTGGCGGCGCGATAGTCATAGATGACCCGATCAAGCCGGATGACGCAAGAAGCGCGTTAGTACGCGACAAGGTAAATCAAAAGTTTGAAACCACCATACGAAACCGCGTAAACAGCCGGAAGACCCCGATAATAATTATCATGCAGCGTTTGGACGAAGACGACCTTTGCGGCTATTTGCAACGGTTAGAGCCGGACAAATGGGAGGTTTTAAGCCTTCCGGTTATAGAAACGGACGAAGCCGGGAAAGAAGTACCGCTTTGGGAGTTCAAACACACCTTAGAGGAATTGCACGACCTTAAAGAGAATAACTCGTGGGTATTTGAAACGCAGTACATGCAGAACCCGAAGCCGCTTACGGGCTTGATGTACGAACGCAGTTTTAAGACCTACGAAACGATACCCATAACCCGGAAGCATACGGTTAAAGCCTATATAGATACGGCGGACACGGGCGCGGACTACCTTTGTTGCATCATCTACATAGAAACGGAAATAGGTAACTTCATTCTTGATGTGTACTATACGCAAGACCCGATGGAAACGACAGAGCCGGAAACGGCGCGGCGGCTTTCCAAGTACGAAGTAGAACGGGCTATCATAGAGAGCAACAACGGCGGGCGCGGATTTGCCCGGAACGTGGAAGCACAATGCCGTTTGTTGGGCAACCGCAAGACTTCGATAACGTGGTTTCATCAGTCGGAAAACAAGGACGTGCGCATCTTCAATCATTCGGCAGAAGTGCAGAACCTAACCTATTTCCCGAAAGGCTGGGAACACTTGTACCCGAAATTCTACAAAGACATAACCCAATATATGAAAGTCGGCAAAAACGCCCACGATGATGCACCGGACGCACTTACGGGAACGGTGGAGAAACGAAGCGGACAGCCGCAAAAGTTGGCAAACATTTTTAGATAACTAAATACTTACAATTATGACAATAGAAGAACTTTTGGCAAAGAGTGAGAACGAACTGACAGGCGTTATTAACGAGTTGAGGAACGGACGGAACACACCCGAACCGGACTCCATTAACTATGCCATGCAGTATGACCCGAAGACGCACGACATTAATGACCAGTCAAAACGACCGGACAAACTTGTAGTGATTGACAAGGACAGCGACGAATACGGCGAAGTCAAAAACATAAACCCGAACGTGGAGCTTACCACCGAACAAGGTTTTAGGATTGAACGGGTAGCCCGTATAGCGTTGGCAATTCAAAAGCTGATAGTAAAACGCGCCGTAGCCTTCACGTTTGGAAACCCGGTTACATATAACGCCAACCCGGACGGAGAAGAAGAAAAGGCACTTTTGCAGGCATTAAACCGGGTATTTTATGACGTGAAAGAAAAGACCCTAAACCGCCGTGTAGCACGTAGTTTGTTCAGCACAACGGAAGTAGCCGAACTTTGGTATCCGGTAGAAACAGAACCGCACGAACTTTACGGTTTCAAGAAAAACATCAAGTTCAAAGTAGCCATATTCAGCCCGATGTTTGGCGATAGGCTTTACCCGTACTTTGACGAATCGCGCGACCTTGTAGCCTTTTCGCGTGAGTTCACACGCAAAGACCGTGACCTCATTACGCGAACCTACTTTGAAACATACACAAAGGATAAGCACTACTTATGGAGTTGCGAGGGTTTGGAAACGGCAACGAGCGGCACAAATTGGCAGTTGGTGGAGGGTTATCCGAAAGACATCACAATAGGGAAAATTCCCGTCATATACGCAAGCCAGCCGCAAGTAGAATGGGAAGACGTGCAAAGCCTTATAGACCGGTTGGAAAAGTTGCTATCCAACTTCGCGGACACAAACGACTACCACGCAAGCCCGAAAATCTTTGTTCGAGGGACGATAAAAGGATTTTGCCGGAAAGGGGAAGCTGGCGGCATCATTGAAGGCGAAGACGGAGCGGAAGCGCAATACCTATCATGGGCGAACGCACCCGAAAGCGTAAAGTTAGAGATAGACACGCTTCTAAGAATGATTTACACGATTACGCAAACGCCCGATATTTCATTTGATACCGTGAAAGGATTAGGAGCGATAAGCGGCGTAGCGTTGCAGCTTCTTTTCATGGACGCTCATTTGAAAGTGCAGGACAAAAACGAGATTTTCTCCGAATACTTGCAACGGCGCGTAAACGTGCTTAAAGCATACATGGCAGAAGCTAACATAAATTGGCGTACAGCCGCAAGCCATTTAATCGTAGAGCCGGAAATAACGCCTTACATAATTGAGGACGAACTAAGCAAGATAAATATCCTGCAAGCGGCTAACGGGCAAAAACAGATAGCAAGCCGGAAAGCCACTATACGGAGATTGGGCTGGGCGGACAACGCCGACGAAGAAGAAGCCGCAATCGAAGCGGAAGAAACGCGCGAGCGGTCATATTACCAAGGTGAACCGACTTTATAGTCATAAACGTATCAATATAATACAAATTAGGCGTTTTGGGAGCGTTTTAACTACTGATGTGAGTAAATATACCACAAGGGAATAAGACGCGCCTAAACGCCAAATCTTAGAAAAATAACTATGCCCGACAAAGAAAACAGCATAATAGCGCAGCTTCGAGGATTTGACGCGGAACATTACGCGGCAACGGAACGTTACGCCCGGCAGATTGAACGGCTATACAATACGGCTTGCGATGAGTTTGCGCGTATTGGCGCAGGAATGGAAGAAACGGAAGCCGCGTTTTCATTCGATAAGCTGCCGAAGACAAAGAAACAAGCGCAAGGGATATTAACCCGGCTTGTCGGTAAAATGGAAGCCGTCATTACGACCGGGACAAAAGCCGAATGGTTGGCAGCTTGCAAAAAGAACGACGCTTTTATAGCCGCAATACTACGCACAGCCAAACTGACCAAAGAAGAAGTAGAGCAATACCAAAGCCGAAACCTCGAAGCACTTAGCACGTTCCAACGCCGTAAGGTTGAGGGATTGGGATTAAGCGAGAGGGTATGGAAGTACGCCGGAGAATTGAAAGACGCTATGGAATTGGGCATAGACGTAGCGTTAGGGGAAGGCAAGAGCGCACAGGAATTAAGCCGGGATTTGCGCAGCTACCTCCAAGAACCGCACAGACTTTATAGGCGTGTGCGCGACAAAGGCGGAAACTTGCGTTTGAGCAAGGCGGCTAAGCTATACCATCCCGGACAAGGCGTTTACCGTTCTTCGGCAAAGAACGCGCAGAGGTTGGCACGGACGGAGGTAAACATGGCATACCGGGAAAGCGAGTTTTTAAGATGGCAGAAGTTGGACTTTGTTGTAGGCTTGCGCGTCATGCTGAGCAACAACCACACAACGACAAACAGCAAAGGGGAAAAAATTCCGCTTGTAGATATTTGCGACGAACTATGGGGGGATTACCCTAAGACGTTCAAGTTTACAGGTTGGCATCCGCAATGCCGTTGCTTTGTTGTGCCTATTTTGTCAGACTACGACGAATATAACCAAGACAGGGCGAACAGGCTTAAAGCGATTGTTAGGAAAGCGCATTATGAAAGTTTGCCATCACGCCGTACCATTACGGACGTACCGGCTAAGTTCCGGGAATACATAGACAGTATTAAGGAACGAGCTAAGGGCTGGAAGTCTATGCCCTACTACATTCGGGATAATTTCAAAGGTGGTAAGATAGAAGGCGGACTAAACGCAAACATACCGACAAAGACGATGAACAACGTAAAACCGTGTACGGAATTTGACAGGGAAATAAACTACCTCAAACGTTGGGCATACGCTTTGGGCGGCGATATGTCAAACATTGACGCGCTTAGAACCGCAGGAAACCGGGAAGCATTGGAAGCCGAAATAGAAAAGGTTAGAGATGTCATGGACGGCAATTTAGACAAATGGCACGATGCGCAGAATGAACTAAGCCGAGTTATTACGGTAAGCCTAAAAGGGTATTCGGATATACAGAACGAGTTCTCAAAGATTTTGCAGGACAACGCATCTTCAACAAAAAGGTACTACGGCGATTGTATTAGCCGCTTGAAACAGGCGGTAAAAGACGCTTTGGCTAAGCTGGCAAAGGCGAAGGAGGAAGAAGCCAAAAGCGGAGATAAGCCACATAAGGCACTACTTAAAGATTACACTACCGAAGCACAGGTAGATAAGACTTTCAAGGAGATAAACGACGGGCTTACCGAAAAATGGTTTGAGAACGGCGACCTTAAATTAGGAGTAGAAACGCATAGGGGTAACAACGGCTCTACGTGGATGGACGGCAGAACCTACCTAACAACGGATAGGCTTGCACGGGTAAAATCGGCATTGGGCAAAATAGGGCAAGGAAAATCGGCGGAGATTACAGAACTTGAAGCCGACGCGATGGCTACATTTTGGCACGAGATTACGCACAACAGGAACAAGCGAGGGAACATGTATTTAACAGATACGCAAAGGGCATTTATGGAATTAGCCAACGAGTTTGTAGCGCGAAAGTCTTTGCCGGAGTTTTACCGGGTATTGGGCTGCAAAGAAACGCCGCAAGCGCAATTCATAAGCAACCGCAATTCAACAGGCTATAACGACATGGTTAATAACTACGATTTGGTAATTAGGGAATTGGGACTTAACGCTGATAAGGCATTGGCGACCGTTAGGAAGAATTTGTTTAACGAAGTTTACTCAGACCAAGCAACCGGGCTAAAACAAGGTCTTATAGATGGAGGACTTAAACGGCTGGACGGAAAGAAAATAAAGGCTTCGGAGCTAAACAGCCTATTAAAAGCTATAAGGACAACTAAGGGAAGAGTTTATATGAACATAAACGGAGATTGGGTAAAGGAAAGCCGGGAAGAACAAATGGTTAAATGGTTGAAGAAAAACGGATATTTGGCATAAAAGAAAGGGGTAATTTGCCCCTTTCCCGGTTTAGTCAATTATACACCCATCCTCTTGCGATTGGCTGTATTGTTCTTTCCAACATTCATCCTCATACCTTTTTGCAGCCTTGTAAAGTTCATTATCTTTGGTTTCAATAGCCAAATTTTGCAGCATTTGGGCATGAACTACCGGCGTACAGCCTTCTATATATTCTTTGCTTTCCAACGGAGCGGAAAACCCGGTTACTTTGGCAAGGATTTCGGCATCATTGCAGAAGTCAAAAACGGTTTTGCCTTTCAAGTCTTTATAGTTCATAGTCCCTCTCTTTTGTATAACGAACATTGCAATTATAGTTATCCCGTTCAAGTTCAGCCGACGGAAGCGGCGCACCTTTGACGGGTGGATAGTTATCGGTTACGAACTTATCAAGCATTGCCAACGCTTCACGCCGTTTCTTTCCCTTTGAGCGTTCAGCGCGTGAAAGAAGAATGCCTATAATTTCAACAGGCGATGGGTTGGCAAACATATCTTTTACGGCTTCTTTTAGAGCCAAACGAGCGGAGAGAGTATAAGCGGAGTTATACGCCCTATTGCCTTTCCTTAATGCTTCGGTTACGTTATCCATTATTGCGCTATTTTGGTTTCCACTTCCACACGGGAAATGCGAGTTTCCACGAGCTGCCCGGTATTAGTGAAAATTGGTTGAACTTCTACGTTTCCCTTAAAGACTACCGACGTTGAAAACGTTCCGGCAAATTCTTTCAGTTGGACTAACAACTTTTGCTCTAATTCGGATTTCGCCTTAAAAAAGGCTTCTTCCGGCGTGATTTTATTTTCTTCTTCCATACGCTTTAATCTGTTGTTCAGCAACAAAAGTACGGATTACTACGGACAAAACAAAACCGTAAGTTTGAGCCAAAGCCAAAAACAAGGGAACGCCGTAAGCAAGTGGAAACAAACAGTAGCAACGTAATAGGTACGGCAATAACTAAATAGCACCATTTAGACACCAACGGGAAAAAGCAATAGCGAAAAATACTCAAACGTATTAAGATGATACTTTGCTTTCAGAACTTCGCTTTGCTTCCTGTTCATTAAGCCACTTTGTTTGCCGTTCAAGCCCGGATAGCTTCAATTTATGTACGACAAGACGCGCCCGGATAATACCGACCTTTTTTGCGGCTTCTTTATTACCCGATTGCCTTACTTTGCGTTGGCGATAGGGCTTAGTAAGGAATGCGACCACAAGAGAAACAAAGAAAACACCAAAGCACCCACCGGCGAAATAAAGCAAATAGGCTTCCATTATTCCGGGTTTATTACTTCTACGATACTTTCCACTTCGACCCATTGGTTATGGTCATTAGGGGATAAAGTAAAAGAAGTGCTTAGTTTGCATTGACCGGGCTTTTGCGGCGTGTATTGGATTGTAAAAGGTTGCGTAGTGGAAACGCCTATACATTCATTACCGACATAAGGAGTATCAAGGAAGTAGGCTACTTCTTCGACAGAACCGTTTATCTGTTTCAGTATTTCCGCATCAGCATTACAATACGGCGAGAAGTTCACGGAATAAGTACGACCTACATAGATAGTATTCAGTTGCTCGGTACTTCCGACTTCGCTAAAATAAGCGGAAGCCCTTACGGTTGTACTAACGTAGTTTTGTTCTTCCGGCTCGTTTGTTTCAGAGGAACACCCGGACATTACCACCGACGCTGAAAGTAGCAAGAAATAAATTAGCTTCTTCATCGATTTTTGATACCTTTGTACCCACCGCCCGAAGTAAGTGTTATTTAACCGCATAGAAAAAGCGCGGACTATATAGGTTTAAGTATTTGAGGCATCGCCAAACGCCTAACGAAAATAAACCGTATAGCCGCGCTTTGCCTGTATATCGGATAAGGATATACGACATTAGCGCGTTGTAGGTTTTCTTTTCGTTATTTGTTAATTTGGCGATTTTCAAATACAAAAGACCTAACGCTTTCCCTTCATTGCCGGATTTCTCCCCAGCAACGGCACAAAGATATGAAATTATTGGCACAACGCAAATGAAAAGCATACAAATAGACAGCACAACAAGCAAATACAAGCAGAAACAACCTAATTCAACCTAAAACAAGCTAATTCAACCTACGACAAGTAAAGCGTATTTTGATTGTTTCAGTTGTTTTCATTAGGCTGCTATACGAGAGATTAGGAACAGGGAAAACGCGATTTCATTAAAGGATTATATTCTATACAAATAGGCTTCTATACGTGCAAGTATCTAAGTATTAGCAAGAAAAATAATAAACAAAAACAACCTAAAACAAGCTACAAACAAGCAAAAACAACCTTATATCTATATCAATATCTATAAATATATTGTTGTTGCTGTTGTTGTTTATAAGCGCGTGCGCATAAGCAAAAGCAGATTTGGAAGTTTTGGCGAAGTGTTTACCGCTCACACCCGATAAAGTATCACTTTAATACGATTATTTTTGCAGAAAGTTAAAGCAAGAATAGTTTATGAACGAATTACAAGAAAAGATTTTAGCACTACTTGTAGCAAAGTTTCAAGGCGTGCGCAAAGACGGGTTACAACATTTGGCAGCCGCTATCGGCTTACAAGTAACAACCGAAGAAGAAGCTAACCAAGTCGTAGATAAACTTACCGCCGACAAAGTTAGCGCATTTGTAACGGAGTGGCGGCGTACTGCCGACGCGGAGATTAGCAAGGCTAACCAAACCTACGAAAACAGCCTTAAAGAAAAGTATGATTTCGTGGAGAAAGGAAAGCCGACACCTCCGACCGGACAGCCGACACCAACCGAAGGAGCAGGCGGAGCGGTGACGCTTGACGCGATTAGCAAACTTATCGATGACAAGTTAAAGGGCGTACAAGACAGTATTACCACACTTAACGCCGATAAGGTGGCAGACTCGCGACGTAAACTATTTGTAGCCAAGTTGGACGAAGCCAAGGTAGAGGGAAGACAACGGGAAATGATGTTGCGCAACTTCGACCGTATCAACACCTTTGCCAACGACGACGATTTCAACAACTACATGACCGAAGCGCAAGGCGACATCGCAGCTTTGCAACAGGAACGCGCAGACCAAGGACTGCAAGGACACGAAAAGCCCCTATTTGGAGCCGTGAACAAAGAAGGGATTAGTAGCGGAGTTGCAGAGTTTATCAAGGAGCGCACAGAGAGCAAAACCCTAACGGGTAAGGAAGTCTAACTTAAAATTACATCAAAATGGGTTTGAGAATTGACCGCAAGAAAGATGAGCGTGTAGTACACGCTTGTACGCATAATTTGGCGGACATTCCGAACGGTGTTACCGTTTGTTCCGCAGACCTTATCCCCGGTGGGATATTGAGGGAAGGCACAGCCATCGGAAAGGGCGAAGCCGGGCTTTACCACGTCATCAAGACGGCGAAAGTTACGGAAGCTGCAAACAATACCGCAACCGCCTATAAGGTTGAGAAAGGGCATCACTTCAAAAAGGGCGATTTCGTGATGTTGAAAGTTGGCGCAAAGGCTTACGCTATTACCGCCATTGACACATCCGAAACAACCTACGACACCATTACCGTAGGAACTACGCTCGGCGAAGCCGTGAAAGTTGGCGACGCACTTGTACAGGCATCAGCGCAAAGCGCAAGCAACACAAGCGCGTTTAAGTATGCCCCGAAAGCCTTAGTAGGCGACAGCTACGAAGTGAAAGCACTTGATAACCACCTCGTAGTAGCGGTTACTATTGGGCAGTTCAAAGAGAGTGTTATCCCGGCGCAGAACGGCGACATTAAAGCCGCGCTTCCCGGAATTGTTTTAATTTAATTCGCAGTAGGTTATGATAGGAACTTTAATGCGTGGGCTTGTAGAGAAAGACATGCAAGCCGTCGTAAATTCTTACGACTTGAAGCCCTACTACTACCCTACGCTTTTCCCGTTGAAAGAAACCTATACTTTGACGTGGAAGGCATTGGAAACGCAGGTAGGGTTAAAGATAGCCGCAGATTTGGTAGCGCGTGGCGCAAGCGTTGATAAAAAGACGCGCGAAGCTATTGCCCGTATTCAAGGGGACATCCCCAAGATTGCGGTAAAGCGCACCAAGAACGACGAAGAACTGAACGAGTACGACATCATGGTAGCCATGACTTCACAAAACCCGGATTTACGCCGGTTGGTTGAAGCGTGGGCAGAAGATACCGACTTTTGCTGGACAGCCGTAGCCGCACGTTTGGAGTGGATGGCGTTGCAGTCTATCTCTTTGGGAAAGATTACGCTTACCAACACTAACAACGTATCGGCTATCAGTGAATACGACGTAGATTACCAGTTACCGGCAGACCAAAAGGTAGGTTTCCAAACCGGCTCGGCAAATTGGGCTACTTCGACATCGGCTAAGCCTATTACCAAAGACTTCAAGGCGGTAGTAAAAGCAGCCAAGAAGAAAGGGCATAACTTGAAGTTTGCCTTTATGTCGCTTGACACTTTCGCAACCTTCACAGAGTGCGAAGAAGTGCAGAAGATTTGCGCATCGTTCGCGGCTAACGCTTTGGGTATTCAGCAAACGCCGAGCGTTGAGCAAGTAAATACCGCTTTGCGCGGTTTGTCTTACTTGCGCGGCTTGCAGGTGGTAGTTATTGACCAAGATATTACTATCGAGCTTGAAGACGGTAGCCGACCGTTCAGCGGCAACCCGTTTACCGAGAACGTAGTAATGTTCAGCGAAAGCAAGGTTTTGGGCAATACCTATTGGAAGAAACCGGCAGACATGAACGTACAAGGCTCGGTAGCTATAAAGGCTTTGAACGGGCATACGCTTATCAAGAAGTTTGCGAACGAAGAACCGTTGGAGGAAGTAACAATGGGTATTGCTAACGCTTTCCCGGCGTGGCTTACTTCTTCGCGCTCGTGGTTGATGAGTACCGATAATTCAAGTTGGAATCACTAACTAAAAGCCGGGAGGTAGCAAAAGCCGCCTTCCGGCATAATCCGTTTAGCTTATGACATACAAAGAATGGTTTACCCGTACCGTTTCACGCTTTGGCGTTGAGGGCGGAGATATAGAACTGATATTAGCCAACCAACAGGGGTTAATCCCGGACGCAGAAGCGGAAGTAGATATTACGACCGCCAAACGTGCGCTTTGTGCTGAGTTCGGCTCTATTATTCCGCTTGCCAACGTGAGCGAAGGCGGTTATTCGCTTTCGTGGAATTGGGAAGCCATCAAGTTTTGGTATAATCAGACTTGCGGCGAATTGGGCATTACGCCGGTTAATACGCCGAAAGTCAGAAACAGAAGTAACAGATGGTAACAAGCGTAGTAAACAACCAATACCCACACTATCTCTACAAGCGGACTACCGGCGGCGAAGCCGTGCAGAACGCTAACGGGAGTTGGGAAACGACCGAAAGCGCATGGGCTTTTCATAGCAAATGCAGGGAGGAAACCAACGGGAAGGGTACGCAGATAAATACTGCAAGCGGAAAGTTTGTTACGTTTTCTTCGCTTGTTCAAATTCCGGTAGGAGTTGAGCGCATACCCGAAGGGGTGGAAATAGCGGTAACGGAAGAACCGTTAGAGCCGTCGGCGTTGCTTGACCAAACGGTTATGGAAGAAGCTAAGATTTCGGGATTAGTTAGGGTTTCCGGCGAATGCTTGAAATTCGATAAGGGGCGGTTACATTGTAGGCTATGGGTGTAAAGGCTAAATTCAAAGGCAGTATAGACAACGTTCTAAAAGCGTTCCTTAACGAAGTGGAAAGGCAGATAATCGAAAGCCTTTGCCGCGTCGGAGAGGAAGCCGTATCGCTTGCACGAAGACCCCACGCCAAAGACTGGCAAGACCAAACGGGCAACTTGCGTTCTTCCGTTGGCTACGTGGTATTCAAAGACGGTGTGCAAATACGACAAAGCGCATTTGAGACCGTACCACCGAAAGTAAACCGGGAAGGAACGAAGTTTTCCGGAGCAAAAGAAGGTTTGAGGTTGGCGCAGGAAGTAGGAAGCAGCCACAAAGAAGGCTATACGCTTGTAGTGGTAGCAGGTATGAACTACGCCGTACACGTTGAAAGCAAAGGGCGTGATGTCCTTACATCAGCCGAGAAGCAAGCCGAAAAACTAATAGCAAGAGAGTTAGCAGACTTGATTACAAACATTAAAAACGCGTTCAAGTAATGAAGAAGTGCAGCAGCATAGACACCGACGATATTCTGTATAAGATTATTGCGGAAGGCGTTAAAGCCGGGAAAATAAAGGTTTCCGGCATTGTATGCCCCCAAGACGAACGCCCGGACAACAGCGAAACCGAAGATATTGTAATTAACACTATCACGGTAACGCATGAAAAGCCGCAAAGCGGAACTTCTAACGTGAACATTTACGTTTCAGACAAGAAAGTAAAGATACGCGGACGGGAGCAACGCAAGGCTGACCGGGAACGACTACGGGAGATTGGCGATGCGGTTGTAGCTTATTTAGAAGCGCAGAACATAGCCGACCTCGAATTTTGGATAGAGAGCGACACAGTAGTTAAAGAACAACAGGTTTACCAGCACTACCGTAACTTGCGTATAGGCTGGAACATCCATTAAAAATTAAACGATATGGCAACATTAGTTACATTGGGACTTTCCAAGATATTGGGCAAGCAAGGCGAACCCACTAAGTTGGACTTCGTAGAAACGGACTACAAGGTTTTCGGCTTGACTTACGAAGATTCCTGCAAAATGTCGCAGGAAGACCCGGAAACAACCGAGTTCTACGCCGAAGAAGAAGACGACCCGGTAGAAACGATAGAGAAGCAAGGTAAGATTACCTTCACTTTTTCCATCATGAACCCGGATTTAGACACGCTTAAACGCTTGTTTGGCGGTGAGGTGGCATCCGATGTTTGGAGTTACCCGGACGTTGTAAATTCGGTGGAGGAATCCGTTATTATTATTCCGCGTAAAGGGTTGAAATTCCAAGTTCCGCGTATGAAGCTGACTTCCAAAATTAACGGAGAGTTCAGCAAGAAAGGGCTGCTTCTTATTGAAGTAACCGGTACGGTAATGAAACCGGCTACTACCGGATTAAAGAAAATGGCAGTAGGAAAAGTAGCTACTACGATCTGACAAACAGGGTCTTAAACCTATTTGTCCGTTTGAATTAAACGAGTTCTAACCGGAAAGACCCGCTACTTTGTTCCGGGTCTTTCTTCATTTAACAGCGTATGGACGAAAAAGAGAAATTAGATAACCTTACACGCGAACAGAACGAGTTAAGGCAGATGATCAACAGCGGCGTAACGTTCGATGTGGATATAACCTACAAAAAACGCAAGCCGGGATTATTGGGCTTTATTCGCAAGCGCGAAAAGGTAACGGAAAAGAAAGTTTTCCGGGTTGCAGAACCTACGCTATCAACGCTTGACAGGCTTAGCGCGTTATGGCTTGAAATGACCATAGACGAAACGAAGCTAAAAGACGCTGATTATTTGTGCGCGGCTAAGAAGTTGGCGGCAAAGGAAGCGAAAAAGCTCGCCAAGGTGGTAGCGGTTGCAGTATTGGGCGAAGAATACTACGACGTGACAGAAAGCGGCGGTTACTTTACGCGAAAGCCGAACGAACAGCGTTTGAACCGGCTCGCTTCTTTGTTTGAGCATACCGTAACGCCTTCACAGCTTCTTACGCTTGCCATTCTGATAACCAACGTAAGCAACTTAGGGGATTTTATAAACTCTATAAGATTGATGAGCGCAACACGCACAAGCGACCCGATGACAAGTCTTATAGAGCAACAGGGTTAAAAAGTCCACACGGACGGCGTGGCTCGGTGTGTGCGCACTTCGGCTGGACGTTGGACTACCTTCTACACGGTATTCCGTGGGGAACGGTACAGAGGATGTTAATAGACGCGCCCGGCGTTGAGGACGAAGACACTACAAAGAGCGATACTGAAATAGTGCTTACGGACGATAACGCGGACGAAGTAATGAAACTAATAAACAACTTGAATAGATGAACATACAAGGCGGCGGTTTGTCTTTTGACATTTCGGGAACAAACAGGGAACTGCTCCGAGTGCTTGAAGAAAGCAAAAGGGCTATACAGCAGTTCAGCACGTCGGCGGTGCAGAACGGAAAAGGAATAGATAAAGCCTTTGAAGCTACCGCAGCCGTGATAAATTCGGGATTTGCCACGATAGACCGCATATTTGAGGAAAACAAAGCGGCTTTGAAAGACCTGCAAGCCCAATACGAAGAATTGGGACAGAAAGCCGGTAAGGCGTTCACAGAAGGACGCGATGAGGAATACAGGGCTATGGCGGCACAGCAAGCCACGTTAAAAAGCGAGATAAACCTGCGTCAGCAAGTAATCAGCGAAGCGGAAAAGCAAGCCGATGCGCTGATGAAAGAGGAACAGGAATTGAACAAACAACGTGAAGCAGCCGAAAGGAGCGCAAGGGCGCAACAGTCGTTAGAAGTCCAGCTACGCCGATGCCGGGAAGCATTGGTAGCAATGGAAGCGGAAGGCAAACGAGGTACGGCAGAGTTCCGGGAAATGCAGGAGGAAGCCGCGCGTTTGGCTAAGGCGTGGAAAGACGCTACTGACCAATCCAACATATTAGCGCACGACCAACGAGGAATGCAAGGACTTATTAGCGGACTTTCGGGCGTTTCCGGCGGATTTGCAGCCGCACAGGGAGCGGCAAGCCTATTTATAGGAGAAAACGAGAACTTACAGAAAGTTATGCTCAAAGTCCAAAGCCTTATGAGCATAACGATAGGCTTGCAACAGGTAGAACAAATGCTGAATAAGGATAGCGCATTTAGGCTTGTAACCGTAGCAAAGGCAAAAGACTTGCTTACGGCGGCAAACGTGCGCCTTGCGGCAGCGTTGCACATTTCCAACACAGCGGCTGCGGCTTTGATGGCTACGCTTACTTTGGGTCTTTCCGTAGCAATTACCGCCGTAATTGTAGCCATTTCCCGGATGCAGAGCAAACAGGCGGAAGCAAAGAAACAGGCGGAAGAATTTAACAACAAGGTAGCGGAAGCCGCAGCAGAACCGGTTACGGCTTACCGAACATTACAGGCGGAATGGCTAAGCCTTACCGGGTCATTAAAAGAGCGTGAAAAATGGGTACAGGATAACGTAGATAAATTCGACGATTTGGGTTACTCCGTTCGCAACGCCAAAGAAGCGGAAGAATTGTTAGTTACCAATAGCGCAAAGTTTGTCGAAGCAATGATGCTCCGGGCAAAAGCCACAGCCACAAGCGAGCTTGCCGTAGAGAAGTACAAGAAAGTAATAGAAGCGCAGAACAGGTTAGACACGACCCCCAAAGCGTATGTTTCCAAAAAGGGAACATATACAGACGGCTACGGAGTTCAGCGCAAAGGCGTTGTTCTTGAAAAAAGCAGTAATTGGAAAGAAGCGGAAGAAGAATTGCAAAAAGCAGAAGAAGCGTATAATAAACTTGTAAACCAGCAAATTAGTTTCACGCAAAAAGAAAAAGAGATATTGGCATCTATCGGAAACCAAACCGGGAAAGTGGTAGCCGGAAGCGTAGAAGCTGCGGAAAAGGAACTCTCACGTTTGCAAGAACTTTATAAGAAAGCGGCTACCGACACGGAACGCGCGGACATCGCCAAACAAATAGCCGAACAGCAAAAGGAGCTGAACCGCATCAGCTATAACAGCGGAGGGAGCAACAGCGGAGGTAAGGAAGATACTGACCCGTTCGCGGAACAACTTAACGAGCGGAAGGCACTTTATTCCAAATACCTAAAATGGGTAACAAGTTCCGACGAAACGGTACGGAAGGCAGCTAATACAGAGTTTGCCGCACTGCTTCAAGAAGGGACAAGCTACCTCGACTATTTGGAGAACCTACGCGATGAGATTTCAAGCAAGACGAACAAAACGGCTACCGACTTGAAGAACATAGCCACATTGAACAACGAAATAGCGAACGCAACCAAGGAAGCCGTTATTTCAGATTTTGACGCGCAACTGCAAAGGGAACTTTCCATGTGTCAAACCGTTAGCGAACAATTAGCATTGATAGAACGCCGGAGGGAAGAACTGAGCGGCGACAATTCGGACGTAGATAACGCGAAGTCTGATATTTTGGACGTTGCGGAAGAAGATACAAAGGCTAAGGCAAGGCAGGAAACGCGCGAATTGTTGCAGGAATACGCAAGCTATGTACAGGAGAAATTAGAATTTGAAGAAAGCTACGCACGGAAACGGGAACTTCTAAGCAAGGCTGCGGCGGAAGCAAGCAACGAACAGGAGAGGAAAGCCGCAGAAGCAGCGTTAGCTGCATTGGAGAAGCAACGCAAGGAATACGAAAGCCGGAGCGGAAGCGAACAATACGACCAGCTTCTAACCGAATACCAAAGCTACCAAGAGAAACAAACGGCAATTTTGCAGAAATACGCCGAGCAACGCGCAGAAGCGGAAAAGCAGGGCAATTTATCCATGATCACGCAGATAAACGCCAAGGAACAGGAAGAATTAAGCAAACTTGCTGCTTCGCGTCTTATGGCTACGGAAAGTTGGAATCAGTTGTTTAGCGACCTTTCCCGGCTAAGCACAAGCACGATAAACAAACTTCTTGAAGACATCAACAACAAGAAGATAACATTTTCCACGCAGTTTAACCCGGCAGACCTAAAAGCCATAAACGACCAATTAGAGAAAGCCCGTACCGAGTTGGAAAACCGTAATCCGTTTTTGGCGTTAAAAAACAGCCTTGCGGAACTTCGGGCGGCTATGAACGCCGAAAAACTATTAGACAGCGATGACCCGTTTGTAAAGTCGTTGCAGGATAAGAAGCAGCAGTACGAGCAATATGCCGAAGCGATAAGCAGTACCGACGAAATTTTAGCCGGTGCAGCAAAGACGGCATACGCCGACCTTCTTAAAGAAGGCTCATCGTACATTGATATGTTGCGGCGGAAAATTGCGGAGCTTGAAAACGTAAAACTTACCGTAGGGCTTGAAGTTGAAGGAGAAGAACAATTAGCAGTATTGAAAGCCGCGCTCAACAAGGAAACGGGAGAAACAAAGAATGTAGGCGAAGCGTTCAAAAGCACGTTTAGCGATATTGGAAGTAGCGTAAACTTTGTTTCCGGCGCATTTGACAGCGTAGTAAGCGGAATAAAGAATATGGGTATTTCCATGAGCGAGGAAACGCAAGCGATATTGGGCGACATTGGCGGCATTATGCAAGGAGCTGGGCAGTTAGCCACAGGAATAGCAACCGGCAACCCGTTGGGGATTATTCAAGGCTCTATCGGCTTGCTTTCTTCTGCTTTCGATTTGTTCAACTTCCGGGACAGGAAAGCGGAAAAATCCATAAAGCGGCATCAAGAAGCAGTTACAAAGTTGGGGTACGCCTACAACGCATTGGAACACGCCGTAGATAACGCTTTGGGCGAAACGGTCTATCAGAACCAAACGGCTATGATTGAGAACCTACGCCAACAGCAGAATGAAATAAACGGCATGATCAGGGACGAAGAAAGCAAAAAGGACACCGATTGGGGCAGGATTGATGAATGGAAAGAGCAATACGCCGAAATAGGGCGGCAGATTGAAGATATAATAGCCGAGATTACGCAGAGCATTACACAGACTTCCGCGCCGGAACTTGCCGACCAATTAGCGGACGCGCTTGTAGAAGCGTTCGAGAATGGGGAAAGCGCGGCGGAATCTTTCGGAGAAGTAGCCAATGACGTAATTAAGAATGCCGTAAAAAACGCATTGGCTTTGCAGTTTTTGGAAGAACCGTTACAAAGGGCTATTAAGCAGCTTCAAAAAGATATGGGCTTTGACGAAGAAGGGAACGGTACGTTTGACGGCTTGACAGAAGCAGAGCAAGCAAGGTTTAAGGCAGCAATACAAGCCGCCGGGCGAAACTTTGAGCAAGCTATGAACATGTACAAAGACCTTTTCGAGCAAATAGAAGACGAAGGCGACCCGACAACCCTAAGCGGTGCTTACGCTACGGCGAGCCAAGAAAGCATAGACCTGTTAGCAGGACAGACAAACGCGGTAAGGCAGAACCAAGTAACGAGCATTGCACTCATACGCGAACAACTTACATACCTTGCGAGCATGGACAGGGGTATAAGCGTGATAGCGGAAAGGTTGCTGCGGATTATAAACAGGCTTTCAACGCCTACCGATGATGGATTACGCTCACAGGGCATAACGGACTACTAAAAGGATAAGTTATGGAATTTCAACAGCTAAAAAAAAGGCTTGCGGAAGAAGCCAAGGCGAACGGGATTTGCGAAGAATGGTACAATCACATTCTAAACGCGCCTTCAAAAGAACGGCTTTTGACGCTCTTTGTGAAGGGGTTGGACTTTTGCCTAAAAAACGAATTTACGGATGATTTATGGGCAGAATTTCAAGGAATGCGCCAGCACTACGGCGTATTCAAGAACGAACCTATCGAAGTAAAAGACTTGCGTAACGTTGTTGCTTTCGGGACTTCGGAAGGCACAGCAGAATTTACGGGTTTTCACGTAGCGCAGATATGGGCACGTGATAACGTAAAAATCAGCATTAAGGCAAGCGGTTACGCTTATATCACGGTTGATATAGCAGACCGGGCAGAAGTAGAGATAACAGCAAGCGACGCGGCGCGTGTAAGTGTATTCCTTCACGGCGGAAACTACACGGGAAGCACGACCGACAACGCACGGATTAAAGTAATCGATAAACGTAACTAATTATGGCATTAGAACAAAATTTGATATTGAACATACCGTTTGACGAAGCCAACGGCTCGCAAACAGCCTACGACCTCGCACAGAGGCTCTATGT